AAAGTAAATTCAAGTTGAACAAACTGACCAATAACAGATGTATAAGCCCTAACCCATACCTTTCCTAGAATGGAAGAATTTGGATTCACGATATCGGTCTCAAGAGACGTGTTAGGATTTTCATCGAGATAGACGTTCATAGTAAAAGTAGTCGTTGAAGCTTCTTCTAAAAATAAATCAACGTTCTGTAATCTTATTTGTTGGCCTTCACTAATAAATGGATTAAACCTCTTAGTTACTACCCTAAAATTGTTTCTAACTGTGATTAATCCACCGCTTGTATAAGCACCAAATGCTGTGGAATCCACATTTATCCAGTTTCCATTAGAATCTAAAGTTTGGATTTTAAAAGTTGTGCTATTTGGAAGAGAAACTCTGTAAATATTCCCATTCAACTGAGTCATACCATTAACATTTTCAATCTTTATGATCTGACCATCTGATAAGTTATGGTTTGTGCTGGTAATCACCGCTGGATTTGCTTGAGTAATATTTGTGATGACCAATGAAGGGTTGTTTGTGATACTTCCTGCATTATAGTTTTTAAAGACAAAACCTTGCTGATTCCCAGCCACAATTTGAGGGAAATCTGATTGGAGTTTACCAGCATTCCATGCAAAAGGAAAATTAGACCATTTAACAGTTCCTAGATTTGTCCACGTAGTATCATTAAAGGCTTGATAAGTTCCAAAACAAGTCAAAGAGTCATTAAAAAACGAATAAGAATGATCAATGTAATTATAAATTAAAACCCTGTTTGGAAATGTAGGATTAGATGATGAATTAGGAAAAGTCCAATAGACTAGTTGTTGCGTATAATCTCTAATTCCATAGACCCTTTTCGGGCCATCATTTCCGTTATGAAAGTCGAAAACTTCATCGGGAATAATCTGATCTATTCTATTAACTCCTGTCGCATCGCATGAAACAATTCCATAGTTACCCACAGAAACAATTCCACTGTCAAATGGAACGATAGAGAAAGTGCTTTCTCCTCCAAGCTCGACATTAACTCTTTCCCAAATGAATGGAAGAGTTTCATTTCCGGTATATCGAAGCTGCCACGTTGATCTTTCAAAGAAAACTATCAGAGTATCTTTATAAAATTCTGCTGAAACGATTTGCTCAGAAGTAGGAGCATCAATAAAACCACCCCTTCCTACTTTATCGCTTCTCCAGGCATCATCATCTTTTCCACCTGTAAATCCAGTTGGAACAGGAAGAACGTTTCCAAGAGGATCTTTGTCTGGATAAGGGGTTCCGTTTTGGCACCAACGTGCTCTTTGAGGATAATTATTAAAAACACCAATGGCTGAACCCTCAGTCGTGTTGAGCATCAATAGACGGTTTCTATAAGAGATCATCAAAAGAGAACCCATCAGAAAGTTAGTAGCATCGACCTTAGGAAGAAAATTAACCCAGCCAGTTCCGTCGTACCATCTAAGACCATCTCCTCTTCCTCCCGTAGGACTAGTTCCAGTATCTTGGAACCCTTTAACCGAATTTGTTGCCCAAAAAGCGCTTAGATAATTAACCGTCCAAAAGAAATTAGAGTTTGAACCAGTCCATGAAAAAGCAGTTCCAGTTGTTTTGAAAAATGAAATATCCTGAAAACTTAATGTTGTATTAGAAAATGAATTAGCTTTTACGGTATCAAAACCAATTAATTGTTCTTGGTTAAGAGTAGTTAATTCTCTTGTTCGAAGACCCATGACAGGATTTTTAGGATAATAATTATAAGTGGCGCTGACCGCTTGATTCCCTACAAAAGCTGGACTTATAACAAGAGAGAAAGCACCAGTGATGTAATTAATCGTCCCCGTATTAAGAGAAGCAGGGCTTGTGGCTAAAACGCCTGTTTGAGAGCCAAAGTCTTTTCCTGTATCTAACCAAGTAATACCGCCGGCTGTTATACTTACAGAGCCAGGTGAAACATCTCCATTTGCCAATGTTCCATTAAAACTAGTCCAGGGAGTAGTTACAGTACCAGCGGCTTCCGCAGTTACCGTAGTGACCAAACGACCCAAAGAGAGAAAACCTTTTCTACGCTGAATCCTTCCACGAAACATATAAGTATCTTCTAAATCTGGATAGGCATCATTGGGAAGAAGCCAAGGCTCCATGTCCCTTTCAAGACCAGTCCTGAGATTAGCTATAAGATACGGTTGAACAGGCATTAGTTTCCTATTGCAAAAAAGGTAATGGCATCTAAGCTTGTACCAGAAAATCTTGGGATGAATCCTGAAGTTGAAGGAAATTGTTTTATTGTAGGTCCTCTTAAATTAGAAACCGCACCACTTTTCACAGGGCTAATTATACAAGTAAAAACAGCATTAGGAAATGTGATAGGAAAATTAACTTGCACATCATCAGTAGGACCATTAGTAAATCCCCATTGAACAATTATTCCTCCAGCAAGATATGCATAACCATTCTGTGCGCCAACTGGATCAACTCCTGTTAACTGAATAGAGCTTGCAGAAGCATCTCTTTTATAAAAAAGTTGTGATAATCCCGCAGTAACCTTTGAAAATAAAGTCATTTGGGAAAGTGCTCCAGCCGGATCTCCGGACTGATTAGGAAATTCAACAAATTTGTGTTTTCCAACATTAGGTTGATTGAAATCCACATGGTTAACCGGAAAGGCAGAACCAATCGCCTGGAAGTTATTTAAAATGTCAGTTTGACTTACTGATATAAGATCGCCTGCAAGAGGAATGCTACTTTGATATGCCATTCTATAAACCTTGTATTAAAGAAATTTATATACGTTTACCTCATCCTAGCATTTTGATACAATAGAGGCAAATAGGAGAAATTAGATGGATTGGATTCAACTTATAGTCATGATGGTTGGTATTTTGGGAACTATTTTGGGAGTAGTTATTCCCCTTCATCTTCAAACTTTAGTAACTCTAAAAGGAATACAAGATGAAATGAAAGATTTTCACGGCAGACTTTGTACTATTGAAGAACGAAATAAGACTAAAATAATCTAGAATCCACCAAATAAATTTCCAAAGGGAAATTGTCCGCCTTGATTATTCTCAGTATAAATTGTAGCTGTCCTTTCGCTCGTCTGTTGAACAATGGTTCTTCTAAGGCAAAGATTCATCTGTTCATCAAGAAGAGGTCTATATTTAGCAATGTTTTCAAAGTCGGCATTATCAGCAAAAATCTTATCAGCTGCTCCATAAGCCAGTAACTGCCACCACTCATTAAGCTGAGGTGATGCCGCTCCTAAAGTATCCGAAGCTAAAAAAGCCGTAGGATATTTATAGGTTTCAAATGAAACCGTATAGGCTTGATCAGGGATCGGATAAAGAATGATCTGATCCTGAAAAAAGACACAAGATTGAGGACGATTAGCTACATAAGGAATATATTGCACGTTAATAGGATTTCCGCTTGGAATAGTAACCGGATTAGCGTTTTTATCAACAAATGTAATTATCGTTAAAGCGCCATTTATATAATTAATTGACCCTCTCGCAAATGTAGGAAAAATACTAGCATCCGTAGGAGCAAACAAATTACCCTGACCATCATCAACTAAACAATAAGATGGAGCAATACCAGAAATAGGATCAGGAGTTCCTTTAGCTGAAACCAAAACATTCCAATTCAAAGAAGCAGCTGGAATATCATTGGCTGTCGTCCAATCCGAATAAGCACCGGGAGGGTTAGGTTTAAAACCTGGAACGATAGGTAAATTTGTTAAAGATTGACCTGTAAAACCAGAAGAAATCCCATCTGCAGTGTAAATCTGGGACTGAAGAAAGTTAAGTTGCGGATTGATTCTAAAGAAATTCTCCCTACTTTGAGTCATATAAGATTGATATCCGGCGATATAAACAGGAGGCATCGCAGTTAAATAAGTTCCTGTGGGAAGATCATATACCGGCGTATTTGCAGTAGTTGTGAATTCATAGTTGTATCTTAATGACTCCATCTTGAGATGCTCAGGCATGTCGTAGACATAGAAAGTATTAATATACTTATCGATTTCTGAGTCTGAAATTTGATTCACTGAAGGACGACCAGTGATTCTTCTCACTTTCGTTCTAATATCGGCTAAAGTGTTAGGTAAAGTAGACATTTTAATGTCCTCCGTATGGAGTTAAGGTGTTCTGTACGGCGTTCTGTAGCGTTGTTGCCACTTCAGCCATTGGTATAACTTGAGGGGATTGAGGGTTCGTCAAAGCGATAAAAGAATCGAAATTAGAGGTATCGCTATTGAGAGAAAAAGTATTCGGTGAAAGCACCGTAATTAGATAAATCTGACCATTAACTTGGGTCATCCCAAATAAACTCGGTGTCGGCTGCATATCGATTCGGACGTAGAGCCCATCTAAGAATCCGTGGGATTGAGACGTCGTCACAACCCCAGGATTAGCATTCGTTATGTTAGTTATTATCTTAGATGTAGGCGACCACGTCGAAATCGTCACGTTAAGCAGCTCCAGAAGCAAATTCTAGAGATTGGAATCCATAACGCTTAATACGCTTTGTAATACCAACAATAGGAACTGGAATACCGCCCTCTTGGTTCGGACCCATTCCCATTTGGCTTTGAGGAGGCATATCCCCCGAATATTTAAAGCCACTGATAGGATAAGAACACGAGCCAATTTGACTGCTTCTTTTCTCATCGCTAAGAGCACCCGCGCTCACATCCGTTCCATTAAGGAATCGTGCAACATATAACGGAATTTCATACTCTTGCTGATCCGTCATAACTTTAGAAAAAGGTTCAAGTCCACCTTCGCCACCGCGTTTTCTCATATCGGCTGGGGTGGGATATTTTTTGTAAGTGATTTTTTGTGAAGCTCCTGGATTTTCAAAACATTGGAAAATCCCCTTCACGAGTCTTCCTTCTTCATCCATAAGTTCTTTTAGCTTTTTATTCGCTAGTTCTTTCATCCCTTTATTAATATGGGGTGTTTCAATAGTAGGGGTTACTGATCCTGCTATGATTAAATCTGATCTTTTTGCCATTCTTTTTTCCTTTTTAAAAAACCCCTCCGAAGAGGGGTCTATGGTTTAGTTACAGAGAAACGCCTTTACGAGCGAACCATTGATACAAGACACCCGTTGTTTGAACGGTTGTTCCAATAGAAACACCAGAGAAAGATGTATTTTTTGTAGCACCATCAAGCAAGTTACCGTAAGCTTGTGTAGAGCTATTGATAGCAGCTTCACCAACTGGGACTACTTGAGCAAAAGTCACGCCCGTAGCAGCATCCGCTGATGTTGGGAATGCAAATGCAGAGAAACCAGTACTATCAATGTTTACAGTGATAGTATTAGTTGAACCTGTTGTTACAGCTGTGATCGTTCCAAGAAGACCGTTAATTTCTGTCATTCCAAAAGCAGCAGGAACCACGATTCTAACAGCCTGACCGACGGTATAACCGTGGGAAACAGACATAGTAATCACAGCACTAGCAGCTAGAGTAATAGCAGTAATAAAACGAGCTTTAGGATAGTATCTATCAGCAGCGTTGACAATACGGTATGATCCTGATGTAGAATCAGCAGCAAAACCGGAGTTGTCCAAATATCGAAGTTGGAAGCTTGTAGAAGCAATGACTGTTCCTACAGTAAAGTCCATCCCTGATACTTGAAGCATACCTACGTTATTGATAAGTCGAACAACGGAAACGTTACTAACCAAATTGGTAGTTGTTCCCGTACTTACCACAGCAGGATTTGCACGGTTAATGTCTGTTCCGCTTGTAGCTACTAATGGACCATTGAGAAGAGATGCGCTATCGGAGATGAAAGTAAAACCACCAGTAGTAGTTGTAACTTCCAAACCGTTAGTAGCGGCACCGCTTGTCTTAGGTGTATAATAACCTGAGGCAGCAGCCATTGACGAAGTTCCTTGTGCTCTCATTACATTGGTATTAGCTGCAGTTGAGCCAATATCAGTAATGTTGATCATTTCAAAACTTTGATATCCAGAAGGAAGACTAATTTGTTTAGTATTTCCGTCTGAGGTAAATGTACCACTTAAAATTCCATGAAGAGGTGTACTCATTTTTTTATCTCCTTACGCTAAAGTACAACGTAGGTTAAATACCCACGTATCGTTTATGATTCTTGGGACTTCAGCAAATTTGTAACCAACAGAGGCGTTGAGAGCCAATGGTGAATCATAAATAGGTGGACGGTAGATAAATTGTGATGAATAACCATCTTGTTCAATCGCAGCAAAAGCTTCGCGACCAGCAACAAAGTTGTTGTAAACAGTAGCACCGAGCAATGAAGCATTGGCAGTTGTAGAGCCTACGCTAGAGAGCAAGAAGCGGATGTTAGCAACAGTACCCCACTCGGCATCGAGTGTGTCTTGTTGGTTAGGATAGTTCCATTTTTGGATGAAACCTTGAACGTTGTCCAATTGACCAATCATATCAGTACTTCCAAGACCGAAATAAGCATCACGAACTGGGCTTGTCCCGAATTTGTTTTCGCCTTCGATACCTGTCATGAACGAATAAGCATTGTTCCCACGTAGAGTTCTCACGACGATATCAATATCTGTTCGTGTGACTTCAGTTGGGTTATCTCCGTTAGCACCAGCCGTACAGTTAATAAATGAAGCAGTTGATGCGAGCATATCTCTCATCAATTGGTCTTCAGTTTGACGAAGTGAAACGCCGAGACGTTGTGTAGCTTCGTTAAGAACTGGGTCTTGGTTTTGAAGTGTCACTTGCTCATTGAGCAAAATGTATGTTCCATAGAAGTCCATCTGCGCGTCAATGTTGATAGCAGTCAGGTTCTGTGGTGGTGGCGTAATTCCAGAATTCCCAAGGGGAACTGGAGCTGTAGCCAGCGGATTATAACGTCTCATTCTCAGAGTCGTACCGCCGTTTCTTGGCATAGCCTTAAGATCCGCAGGGATCTTATGGATCATGTAAGGAACTGCGACGCTCAAAAGTTTAAACGAGAACGATTGCTGCACTGGTGCAGGCAATGTACTAGTTGTCGTAATCGACATGTTTTGATTCCTTGTTTAGGAACCAGACCTATGCACGCTTGATAGCTTCTTTCATCTCTTTGCGTAAAGAAGCCTTCAGCTCTGGAGTCAGACCATTTTCAAACATGTGGGCGTTGCCTATAGCGCTTTGCTTAGTGACAGCATTAACAGACACAGGTTTTTGGCTATTTTTAGCAGCCCTTTCTTTTTCTTTAGTCGCAGTATTTGCCACAACTTCCCCTTCTGTAACGCCAGCTTTCTTCAATAACTTATAGACCGCTATCCCCTGTTTAAAAGGATCTGGATAGAAGCTCAAGGATTCTGCAAGTTCTGGTTCGTTTTCTTTTAAAATTTCTATATTTTCTTTAGTAACTACCTGAGAAAAGTCAGGGTATTTAAGTTGAAGTCTTTCATCGACAGTTGAGGCGACATATTCCTTGATAGCTTGAGCCGCTATTTCTTTGGCTAATTTTCCGGTAGCTTTTTTATGCTGACCGTATGTGATGATATCTTCATCGCCAAGTTTAGAGAGCTCGTCTTCTTCAGGCTTAGGAGCCGATTGTCTTTTGATTAACTCGTCTTGTTCCCTTACTCTTGATTCAAGTTCTTGCATTTTGCGTCGGGCTTCTTTCCAATTGCGGTCTTGGTCATCTTGTGACTTCTTCGCAAAGGCTTGGGCCTTCTGCACTTCTTGCACATCTTGGGACTCTTCAGCTGGAGCGGCAGCTTGAGCAACTTCTTGCTCTACGCTCTCTTCGATTTCGTCTGACATATGCTTCCTTTTGGTATAGCGAGTACCTTTACGCCTATAAGTTAATGTGTCGAAATTAGAGCGAAAAATCGACATATGGATCAGATATGTTGATTTCATCGATAGATTCGACCATCACAGTTGAAACCCTTTAACGCAGGGATACGAGCGACTGGGTAGTCCCGGTCCATATCAACTTATAATTTGAATCTGAATGATAGTAGGTTATTTTGTCAAATATTTTTTATGAATAGGAAACAAATAAGGATTGTTAGAAACTACGACTGTAGCGAAAAAATGGAGATTGAATGAAGTGGACTAATATAATTGAAGCTCTTCCAGAGAACGGAAGCATTGTTTATGCAAGAATAGAGGGCAAACCTAACCTACTCTGCAAATTCAAGAACGATTCATTCGGGCTTGGAGACGATGATTTTAATGTAGTAAGCTGGAGATATGCAATTCCCCTCTTAGTACCTAATCAAGAATACCATTGTTATAGTCCTCAATCCACTTTACATATTGTGGATCATAGACTTGCTTATTCTTCAGGACAGTTACAGAGTCTTGGAACGTAGGAAGAGTCCAAAGATAGTTAATTTCGCTTTGAGGTCTATTAACTTCATATAGATCGAAATCGGAATTAGGTCTTTCTTCACGGGCTATCTTAGCTTTAGGCTTAAAAGGGAAAGTAAAGAAACGTTGACTAAGAACATTTTGGGCATTACCCATTAAAGTCTCTTTCTTCCTCTCCACTAGCACATAAAAGACAGGAGGGTAGTTCTTAGCTTGGCAACCCTCATCAACCGCAGCCATCAGCTTTTCGTAGTATTTGCCCGTCATAGCCTCGATCGTCTCTTCCACCGTCTGCATATGCTGAGTTTTGCTCATAATATCGTAGACGGCTTGACCTACCTTCGAAGGATTTTTCTTAACCTTGTCTCTAGAAGTGATGAGCTGCTTTTCGTATTTTTTTAATGGGTTCATATCCGCAACATATCAATTGATATTTTATTTGTCAGCATTTTCTATAGAAACCCATTTTATGAGTTCTGGATCGTTATAGGGCGAGTCCGGACGAGGAGGTGGAGTGGGCGGAGGATTTGACTTATGATTATAATAATAATAAGCGATAGCGGCAGCGGCAATTACACCTGCTTTTTTCCAAGTTATATTAGGAAAATGAGCATATACATCAGCAATGAATTTATCCTGTAAAAAAAAAGTCGCCCCAAGTTTTAGGTGGAGCTGGAGGAGGAGGTGGAGTCATTTCCTCCGTCTTTTTAATTGCTTCAATTAGCGGAATATCTTTCGGTATTTCGTCCTTTTTCTCTTCAATTACCGGTTCAACGATAACTGGTAACTTCTCAGGAATTGCAATTAATTGAGGAATTAAATCTAATTTAACAGACTTAGGTTTAACTGGTTGTGAAATGAAATAGAATTCCCGTGATTTCCTAATTGCTTGCATTTTCCGTGATTTAGGACCGCCGAAATGATATCCAATTGAAAAACAAATACCGCTATTATCTGGTCGGTAATACGGTGAAACATCTAATTCAATTACATTTGTAAGGAATACCGAAGCACGCCCTTTTGCGCCCCATTTGTCTATGGAGTGATCGAAAAATGGGTAAATCCCAAATTCGTATTTAGATGACGGTTTATAGGTAATTCCGAATTCCGAAATCTGAGGAAATTTAATTAACTCATAATTCGATTTAAATTCAGAAAATAGAGGCTTGTAGTGGTTGAGGCTGAACTGCAATCTTGAGTAAAAGAATTCAAAACCGTAATTCAATTGGTGTCCGAAATACCCCGAATTGTTATTCGCAGCATAGAACAAATTGAATCCAATACCGTATTTGCCAAAGAATTGCCGAGCTCCAATACCAGTTTCAATATGATGGGATTTATCCAAATACGGTTTGTAGACCATATCAAATAGATAAACCTGATCTTGGAGAGTTTGATAGCTAATTTGATGCTCTAATTTCAAATGAGAGTAATCAAATTTATTGGGAGTGACGTTGATATTACAACTCGTGTGATTATCAACGCCAAATAGTGAAGATGCTAATAAAGCAAATGGAATTAAAACTACAAACAAACGCATAACTCCTCCTTATTATATTATTATAGGAGTCAAAAACTACTTTTTCTTAAAACCTTTCAAAGTCTTTGCTAAGCGAGCTTTCTTGCCCACAACGCCTTTTTTCTTTGCAGCGGCATTTAATTTCTTAGCAGGTATTTTCTTTTTCGCAGGAACGCCCAAAGCTTTATGTAATGAACCTGGTTTCTTTATGGCTCCGGCAATCCAATTCTTAGCCATTATCGACCCTTCGAGCTTTTACGCACGTTTGATTTTTTGCTTTTTAAAAGAACCTTTTCCTGCTTCATATGCTTCTCTAATTTCTTAGGAGAATAAGACGCATATTCTTTCATGTGGTCGGCTGACATTTTATTTTTCATATTAATACCTATTAATGTTGTAAAAAAGGAGCTTTGGCTTTTACTTTATCAAGCTTTTCGCCAGCTACCACTTTAACACCTTTTGCTTTCAAGACTTGCTGAGCAATCTTAGAAGCTTTTCCCTTCGGCCGAATCATTACCATGATTATCTATTCTCATCGACGTCTGAAATTTCATCTATGCTAGCTACGGGACTATTTCTAATTCCGCCACGCATATCCCATTTGCCCGACAAAGGCATAAACATAGGTTCTACCGGAAGATTAGCAAAACTCCCGTGCCCCATAGGTGTCTTTGGAGCATGCTGTTTAAAATCATAATTCGCATTGTGCCCATGAGTACCTTTAACTTTCTTAGCCATAAGGCCTCTTAATGTTGGTTAGACATTCTAGAACGAGCTCTTTTGTGAGCAACTCCATTAACACGATCAATCTCTTTCATCGTATCATCTAAATTGCTTGGTCCAAATTGATTAGACTTTGGATATGAATCCATTTTTACTTCTTTAGGCATGTTGGCATTTTGGCCTTTTCCCCAAGCTTTGCCTTCTTTCTCTGAACTTCCGTGCATACTAGCTTTTGCCATATTAATCTCTCCTAGAGGTTGGCTTTCTAAATGTTACTTTACACTTAATGGATTGTTTATTCAAATATTTTTTATTGATTTAGTGCCGAAGGGTTAGGTTGTGGCATCACCGCAGCAGCATTTTGAATCCCCTTTTGCTCGTTTTCTTTGATCATCTTGACAACTGCCATCGCTTTTTGAATATGATCTAAGTCAATTCCTTGTAATTCTCGTGCAGCTTTAGCGAGATCAAGTGCTCCAAGATTTCTATCTTTTTCCGCTTGAGCCAATCTCTCGACTGCAAGCGCTCTATTTTCATGAATTCTTGATGCTCTTTCGACCCCCAGCCCCTCGTTAGCCATAGCTCTTGCTTTGAGATCTTCGATCTGCGCCTTGAGAACTTCGATTTGGACTTGTTGCTGTTGCGCTTGCATTTGTGATTGTTGCATTTCACTTTGTGTAAGGGCATTAATTAGTTCCTCTTTATTTTGTAAAGTAGAAGACTTAACTAAGATTTCAGAAGGAACAGGAACACCCATTTCTCTTAAATTGAGTAATTGGGCAAATTGCATTTGACGTTGCGTTGAGGTATTTAATCCATCCTCAACAACAGCCTTATATTTACCAAAAGCTCTATTGTAGAATTGAGGAGATGGCTCGGCACCAATTACCCGTTGAACTTTACCTGGAGTCCAATTAGCCTGAATTAAATCAATTCGAATATCACCCAGCATCTTTTGAGATTCATCAAGATTATCAAATAGTATTTGGAGAGTCGTAAGACCAGCCCCCTGACGAAGCATCCCTAAAATACCCGCTTTGTCATCTGTCGCAGAGCCCAATAATTCCTCATTAACACCAGATATTTGGCTAATTTCCTGACCAAGTAATTCAGATAATTGAATCATCGATGGAGGAATTTGAGGAGGCATTATCTGCTCAACATCTGACATTTGAGCATTAGATTTAAGAGCAAGACCACGACCTTGACCCTGAAGGAAGACATCTTTTGGATTAACAAGAGAATTCTCTTTGTATTTAAATCCCGATGTAATTTGAGATTCTAATATATCCAGTTCAATAACTCGTCTTCGGTTATAAAGGTACTGCGAGTCGCGGAGTCCTCGGACAACTCCTTGGACTCTGAGGGGGAAGGTGGACATCTGCGGTTCATAGTAGGCCCAGACAGGCACGAAGGGATAACGATCAATCCCAAGAGGGTTAGGACCATGATACATAACTTTACCTTGGACCACAATTGCAAGCTTAGTCGTCTGGATTTCCTGCTCCAACGTATGAATTTGAGGGTATAATCGTAAAAAGTCTTTGAGATCCTCATCTTGTCCTCTCCATTCAGTCGTCTCGCCCGTTTGCACATCGCAAAGCAGTTTTTGTTTTCTTGTATCTAAATACCAAAATTCATCGTAAATAAGTAAATCCTGCATCCCATAATTATAAGATTCAGGCATGAATTGGAATTTACCATCCCTATTTCCCCACCCACGCATATTGACAATTTCATCTGCTCGACCAGGCAATAGGGAATTAACTTGATTTCGGGATAAATACTTTCTTGTCCATACAGAATTGCAGTCGGACATATCTTTTTTCTTGAAATAGGGATCAATTAAATAGCCATTATAAGCTACGTTATCCACCATGACATCGCCATTTACTGGATCATTTCTGTAATCCATCCAGACCGACATTAAATTCATTCCAGTCGTAATTGCCCCTTCAAATGCCTCAGAAATTGTCTCAAGAATATGACCCTTTTGATCCATCCACATCAGGATCTTGCTGAATTGATCAGCAGTAATTTGATCCGAATCCTCAATAGGAGTTACAATTGTAGATTTGCGATGCTGACGCTGATGCCCCGTTATCATATTTATAATTCGTCTAATTCGATTGAAATTGAATTGACGACGCCGAAAAGCAGGCAAGTTACCATAAATATCATTCCAAAGAGTTTGATCTCCCACCTTGAAACGCACATCGGTATCCGCTTCAGACCAGAAGCTCTGATTTATTTGAATGTATTTAGCATACGTATAATCCATCTGCTTTAAAACGCTGTGATCTTGATCGGTATAATAAGAATCGGAGAGTTGAGGGAAAAGAGTCATGGATCTTCCAACTTTGTTGATTTAAACTATTTTCTTTACATTAAAGGATATAGAATTTCTTTTCAAATAATGAAGGAAAAAGGTAGAAGTTTATGTTATGCACACGAAAATCAACGTACGGTTTATTACAATACTCATAGGTTTTATTATGAGCTATATACTAATTCATGAGATTTGGTGTGAGGTTTATAATATACGGATTCAGTTAGATGAGATTAGAAAGGAGATTAAGCAATGAGTGGTGAATGTGAACTATGTGGAGAAAGTGGATTTGATTGCATCTGCGATAAAATCGAAAAGCATTCAATAATGACAGAAAAAAGAAGGGAAATCATCAAGAAGAAATTAGCTGAGATGTTTAAAACTGGTAACCCTGGCCCTGTGGATTCTGAAATTGAGCAGGAAGATCAGGACCCAACATCTTAGCCTCTCTCCATCTTCGCTCTAAATCTTGAGGACTTGTTGGGATATCATCCTTGCCGAAGAAGTGAGTCATTAAAGCATAGCGTAGGGCATCAAGCGCATGGTCATTTTCCTTCTTCGGTTTCTCAACCCCCATCTTCGCGGCCTTCTCATCCCACACATAAGATTGGAATTCCTTAATTAAATTAGTGCATTTACGGCAAATCTTGAAAGATTCCTCATTTAATTTCATGCCGACAAATCCAATTCCATTGTTCACGTCATTGTTCGCATCCGTAATTCCATCAACCCCACGTCTACTTAGCTCAACTTTAAAAGAAGCAGCTGAAGGATCTATATAAATAGCCTCAATTTTCTTTCCTTCAATAAATTTCTGCAGATCATCAGCTAATTCCCCATCTGTCTTTTGTCTTTGTTTGACACGTGAATTGTAATAAAATTCATCTTCAACCCAAAGATTAGGAGAACGGTGCGGATTATACCCAATAAGAACAAAAGCACAAGGATTGATAGTGCCAAAATCCACCCCAACAATATAATAGGAAGCGCTAGAACGAGGATAATCAATAACATGCACTTTTTCATCAAAGAACTCATAAACAGCTCCTTCAGCTTGTACCCACTCCCCTAATATATAGCGTCTATGCCAGAGCCCTTTATACTGACGTTTCAGGTAATCTTTGTAATCTTTTGTGATAAATGGATTGTCATCCATTAGAAATTGCCACGACCTGACGTCGGGATTATCAATTAGGTAATCTTTGCGAAACCAGTGATACGGTGAGTCCGGATTGGTAGTGCAAAATAACTTTGCATTCGGAATACGCAATCGCGACTGGAGCATTTTGAAAGCGGACTCGGGTATGAGTGTCGCCTCATCAACGTATGCTCCAGCAAAAGTTGTTCCTCTAATCTTTTGCTCTGCTCTTTCATCTGCACATCCTATTACGTGAACTAATTTATCTTTGAAATAGACCTCGCGTTTACCAGAGAAATAGCGCACATGACGGCCCAATACATCTTCGAGAATTGGCATTAAATTACGTTTAAATGTGTCGTATGTCTTGGTAATTATGGCATATGGACCATCAGGTCCGATGTCAGTTTCCTCATGAAATCTCCATAGAGAAGCGTAGGTTTTTCCGGAGCTAACGGCTCCTTCCCAAATATTAATTGGAGCAATTGATTCGTTAATTGAAATGATTTGTTTCTCGGAGAAATAGTCGCTGAGAGGTGTGGCCATACCTCACAGATAAATGAAATAGGATTAATTAGGAATTAAATTGTAATTCAAATAGGAAAGGAGGGAGGGCCACCTAAAGGTCTCATAGAGCGCAAGCCCATCCCTCACAATTAAATCTAATTCAATTAGGTAATTCGGGAGGATGAGGCAAATGCATCCAATGAGTTGGATATTCTATATGACCTTGATAACTTTCCCAGTCATCTAAACCCTTTTGATTTCCCCAATACCACATGAAATCAATTACATCTGCATTAGAATTCTTTTGATACCCAATCAACATTTGGGCAATAGGAGGCTTTTGATCTTCGACCTTAATCCATTTCATTTGCATCCCTATAAACTAGATAACGAGGAGGAATTAATTTCAGGAAATCCTCCACTTCTTTCATGCAGCCTTCGCATAATTCCCAGTCATCAATCTCAATTAAAGTGCTATTTAATTGCTCGCATTTAGGGCAATTCTCAATCATTTAAAATCCAGGTCTATGGTAACGATGTTAGGCTTTCTCTGAGATTTGAATAGCTCATCTAATTCCTTATTAGATTTAATTCCTATTTCCTTAGCGCAATCCTCACAGAGATCGTAATCCTCAAAGAAGATTACACCCTTATTTAATTCATCGCATTTAACACATGGTCTCATTGAATTACCTTCAAATGCCTATTTGAAATGCTAATTAATGCGGAGCATCCTCCTATGAGGATAAGAATTGAAATAGGAATAATTACCACAATTAATAGGAATTTCATTCGACCCACTCCATGTGAACACGTACGCTAATATCATCGGGAATTGTTTTAAATTCAAGTTTTGCTTCGGTTACCATCTTTCGGAGAATAGGACAATCTTGGCTAATTCGGAATTCTTCGTAGCAATTAAATTGCTTGCGAAATGTGGCATCTTCGGATTTAAGGATTACAGTGACTTCGGATTGCATTAAATACCCATTCCTAATTGAATATCCAAATCGACCATTTTCACAAGTTTATCGCAATAAGGGCACGAGACCATTCGAGGAAGGTTTTTATATAAATAGCAAATTGGTTTTGCGCATTCGGGACAGTCGGACGTAAAGAACTTTCTTGACATAGACTCAAATTTGTTACTTAGATTTTGATTTGTCATAATGCTTCACTTTCTCAGGATTGCGAGATCTAATTTCTTCCAAAATCTTATCGGCCGAGCATTTAACTGCTTGTTCGACAAGGTCCTTATCCCAGCTATATTTATTACGCATGCAGGTCTTCCAGACCTCTGGTGAGCCATTCTTATAACGGCCTTGCATAAGCTTTCTTCCCTCTTCCTCATACCACTTCATCCCATCGTTTATAGCTACTTCCATCAAGATAGGGTTGAACTCTGTAGGGTTTTCTTCAATATATTTCTCAATTGTTTGGTAACAAAGATATTTAGAAATGTCGGTGGCATGCTTATAACTCCAGCTTTTTTTAGAATAGCCAGCGGCGAGATGATCGCAATACTGCTTATAAGCATCTTGTCGATGATCTGGCTCTTTTAGCTTCGTGCCGTATTTATTACCGATTGGAGCTGGTTTGCCCATATCCTCTGACTTTTGTTAATTGTTTCGCTTTTGGGATTTAGCTGATCCCGGGATGTTTTAAGCAATAGACTTACGATAGTTGTGAAACTTGGTCTAGAGTATATAATCTCGTTCAATTTATTCATAGCTATGTAAGAACAGTTATAGATTAATGCTCTTTGTTTTTGGCTCATATACACCATATATAGAATTAAAAGAATTTTTATGTCTAGCGTTAATCCTACGTGCTATGTAGAATGTAGGGACTTAACAAGAGGTTGTGTGTATGAATATTAGTTTGGTTCTATCTGGTTTTGAAAAGATTCGTAAAAAGTGGGTGAAGATCTCCCATATCAATTGGATTTATATTCCAGTTTTTTATTTCATTAGTAGTTTTGCTCTTGCTGTTTTTTTTGATTTCGAAAAAGAAATTAAGGATGTTTTTATTTTTTACTCATGGATTTTAATCACTCGTATTATTTTTTTTGTTTTTGTTTATTATTTTTCTTTTATAAAACACGGCCATCGATTTTTAAAGTTCTTTTTGTATTTTAGTATGATATCTACAGCTCTCAGCTTGAAAAAATCCATTTTTGAACCTTTTCAGGCAGCTGATATGATATTAATACCTTTGACCATTATAGAATTGATTTTTTATGTCTGGTGGGTTGTTTTAAGTTTTAAATTAATAGACGTGAACAAAACAATTAAAGGAGATACCAATGGAAAATAACTTTATTACTAAAAAAGAAGAGAAATTACGTAAGTCATGGTTTAGAGTCAGCTTTTTTAATTGGATTGTTTTGCCTTTGGCTTTTGGTTTTTTTATATCGCTTTTATTCATTTCACTTAATCGTATAGATTTGTTTTCTGTTTATTTGCCTTCAATTTTAGGATTAACTACGATTGGTGCAGTAATCTTTCTTCTTCTTTATCTTTGTGCATATCGTGACTATGCATCCAAACTTTTG